TTGAGGATGTTTGTGCATTAACTATAAAAGACGATGTTGCACTATTTGCTACAACATTCGCAGTTTGTGCATAAGAAGATAGGTCTTGATCTCCAGTATTTGTTCCAGATGTGGTTCCGGTAAAGTTGGATCCTGATATAGTGCCGGTCACAGCTAACGAGCCAGTAATAGAGGCATTGCCGTTGTGACTACCATCCCATTCAGCTGTTACTCCAGTTATATTGGTTCCATCACCGGTAAAAGATCCAGTAAAGGATCCAGAATGTGAACCATCGAATTGTCCAGATGCAGAAACTTCTGTAGTTACTGTACCATCTAATGCGTCGATGATCCGCGTAATATGTTCCGCGTCAATTGTAGAGGTATTTGTAATACCAGTTTTAGAAATATAGGCCATTTACGTACGTGTTTATTATAAATAGCTTGGAATCTAATTAAACTTGAAAAATCGAGTCACTTAATCTTCCTAAACCATCTGGATGATCCATTCCATAACCAAACACCCACTCATCTTGTAGAGTGTATCCACAAAAGTCTAGCTCCATTGGACAATCATGTCTCTTTAGCAATGTTGCTTTGTAAACGTGTTTAGCTCCTTTATCGTAAGCAAGTTTTTCTAAATATGCCATTGTGTTACCCGAATCACATATGTCATCTATTAACCAAACATCCTTATCCATTAAGTTGATATTCCATGATTTATACAAATCAAACGCTGACTGCTTCTGACCTTCATAAGACTTAATCCCTATGCAATCGACATACGCATCGAATAATAAATTCTTAGCTACATCATGAAAGAATGTAATTCCTCCTTGCAGGATTGGGGATAGTACTGGATATAGTGCTTTTGGTTCGTCTGGATAAAGACTGTTCATTTTTTCTGCCAATTCAAGAACCTTATCCTCTATGGCATGGGGTGCGAATAATATTTTTTCCATATACCCAATATACGAAAATTATATTAAACTTTCAACTTTTTACCTGATGTTTTGAAATTAAATTTACGCATGACTGTTTTAGATATCAAGTCAAGTTTTTTGGTTCTAGGATTGAATCTAAGTACGAATGGTACGTTGATATTAGATTCCATATCAGTGATTACAGCTTCTCCACTAGCTCCCAAACTCTTTATCTCTTGTCCGTGATCTTCATATGTCTTTGTGAATAAATCTTCAATCTCCTCGGGCTCTATTGACTTAGTGTTACGTATATCGTTAACTCGATCCATAAAGTGTCTTGTGAATTCTATATCAATCCCAATAGCAGCAAACATCTTATCTAAATACGCTTCGACTTCATCTAACTCAGCCTGATTTACCGACTCTAATATTTGTTGTAATTTAATCATCTTTAACTTGTATAATAATTTTATCGCCTACTCGCTTTATGGTAAAGTTAGAAGGTAGTACATTTGTAACATATTGTTCATAGAAAGCGTTACGATCAAAATCAGGCTTCCTAGGAACTTCAGCTTTAACATAGCCAGGCGGCATTATGTCTTTAAGCTTGATCACTTATCTGTAGTAGTTTCTATAATAACTCGTATCTTTGGCTCATAGCCTTGTGGTAGTTTATTTACCAATCCCTTAAATGAAGAGTTGCCAGCATCATGCCTAAACTCAAATTTTAAGTTACTAAGATCCATCATCACTTGTGAAGATGTTGTAAAGCCAAAACTATTTTCTCGTCTATATGGATTCATCCACTTATCACTATCGTGCTGCTTTGACAAAGCGTCTAAGACGTGCTCTTGAGACGATATATCTGACAATGCGTCATAGGCTATCTGCTGTCTCGATAAAGAAGACTTTCTCTTTAATCCTCCAGTATAGCCAGTATCCGGATATTCCACACCATGATTAGTTCGTGTTACTACTTCGTCAGGACTTATGCGTTTTATGATTGGAACATGTTGAGTTGTCATTTCAATCATATAACTGTGAGCAGCACTTGACACAATAGTAAGTCCTTTTACACCTACATCATCCTCGTCATCACCCCTAAAATTGATTACTGATCGCATAGATTGTGATAATTTGCTTTGCTGTAGAGCAGTTCTAATCTTCAGACCATCATAAGAAGGTTTACCGTTTTTACCCTTTTTAGCCTTATCTTTAGCTAAATCACCCTCTTTTTCGTCAAATCCAACCATCAATGAAGCATTAACGACACCAATACCATTCTCGTTCATACCTTCACTCCAATCAGTTAAAACATCTCTCATATATACCATCTCTATGCCATCGACAATTTCATGGATTACTTCGAGATCTGGAGCATACATTCTATCACGATTCTTTGCCAAAACCACATTACCATCAACACGACAGCGTGCAATAACACACTCATTTAATTCTGTGAGAAGATTACGTAATTTTATCATGATATGCTTTCTAATAAATAGTCGGTTATTTATTACTTCTCTTTGTGTTGATCTATCTTTTTAAGTATCTTTGCGAGAAGATCTATTTTTATCCAACCACTCAGTGATGCGTTCTTTAATGCACTAACTATTTGAAATATTAAGAAAGGCACAATGACTGTTTCACTAAGCCATGAAGTTCCAGCAAATCCTTTTTCGATCGATAATAAAGCTCCTAATATGACTAACCACAATACCAGCGTTCTCAACACTTTGATTGCTTTATAAGTTCTAAACCCCTCTCTCTTAACTCCTGCTACAACGCCAAAGAAGCCGTCTAATAGAACAACGAAAGCTACTGACAGAAACTGCTCAGCATTGTCTAGGGCAAGTCCTAAGAAATAGGAACATAAAAAGGTGCACGCGGATACTGTTGTTATTATTGAAGTTTTCATAAAGCTTTGAGCATTTCTACTAATTCTGGTTGAGGAAAGCAATCATACTTATCCTTTCTAACGGATGTGTGAGACCATAAACCAAACTGTTTAGCGTTATAGGCATCTTCGTTAAACTCAAATGCGTCTTTAGGATGTACTCCTTCTTTTAACAGTTTTGGGATCCCATTCACTAGATCCATTTTTGGATATATGTCTTTGAGGTGCAAGATTAGCAATCTCAAACTCTCAATTTGCTTATCTGAATATGCATGCCAGTATTGGTGTCCTCTAAACTTATAACCTAGATCACATACAAATTCTGACTTGACTTCTGTATTTACGTAAGTGTAATATTTGTCTCCTTTCTTTGTTAGATATCCAAAGTTGTTAAGCTCCACACCACCAGACATCTTAGATATCTTGAAGTTGCCCACTTTACCTAAGTGCCATCCTAAATAATTGTTAGGAAAACATTCAACTACAACACCATCGTATTTAGCTGCTTTTCCTTTAACATTAGTTCCACCGATACAGTATTGAGTAGCTACTCTACCTCTCTTATCTCTGTTCCAATTGCTAACAGTATTGAAAGGGTTATCCCAACCTGCCGTATGATGTATAAAGAATCCTAAAGGTTCAATCTTACCGTAATCTCTAACATACTCATCTTTGTCTAAGTATTGTCGAGTGATAGTTAATCCGTCCTTGGTAGTGTATTCTGCCTCTGTAGCTGACTCAGCTGAATCAGTATCGATACCAGCAGCCTCCCATGTAGCAGGACCTACTATACCATCAGCAGTTAATCCATTCTTCTTTTGCCATGCAATAGTTAATTTCTCAGTACCTGCACCAAATATTCCATCAGCTGATGTACCTATTACCTTTTGCCACTCTTTAACTTCCGACCCTCGGCTTCCTTTCTTTAACAACATATTTTATTTTTTAAAAATTACTCATTACAGATTCATCAATAAACTCTTGCAACTCCTCCTGCTTTGCATCTATCTTCATCATAATATTAGCTTGATATCTTTTTTTCTCCTCACCATCAACAAATATTATTATAGTAGGCAATACCACTATTTTATATTTATTTTTTAGTTTGGGATATTTGGTAAGATCATAATACTTAACACTACAATCTGATAATTTTGTAAGCCAAGTTACTTTATGATCTTTATTCCAAGAAGCATTGAAATGTTTAACAACCACCTGAGAATATGCAGCAGCTGTCAATAATGTACTCAACGCAAGTGTTAGTATTAATTTCATAGCCTCTATCTTAGTTTGTCAATTTTTTCTTCAATACGTTTCATGTCTTCTTTGAGTTCTGTAACGTCCTCTTGAGTCGTCATAATAGTGCTACGTATCATTTGATCTTTCATATCGAACTCCATACGTGTTACTTCTGGATCTGGTGGGGGAGGAATTACTGGTAGTTCTTTTGCTTCTTGTATATCTGCTTGCAATGCAAACCACATCCCTACGACTGTCGCAATTGCAAACGCAATCGCAATCAAAGTCTTTATGCTTACGTTAAAACCTGTGTCTTCATTAAGCTCCTTTGCCATTCTTAAAAAATTATGTAATTGACACCAACACTAAAGTTATGCCAACTACGATTCCAGTACTTGTTATACTTGCCCTCTAGGAACATCCCTAGACTCTTATTTAACTTGTAACCGAAAATTAATCCTCCAGAATAGTCAATCCATTGACCACTATTGAAATTATGATATGAGTATTCGCTGTCTGTTTTTAGATGCACTGGCATCAAGTTAGCCCATGAATGTAGCCAAAAGTTTTTAGTGTAGTGATAGAAGTCAAACCCAACAACAAGTGAATAATTCCATTGTGCAGGTAAAGCGCTTCGTTCTTCTTCTGTGTATTCTGCTAGTATAGTTGGAACTACAACTGCTTCCCACACCTGAGTATTCTCAGCTGCCACTGCTCCTTCTGGATCAAGATATGTAACACCACCATCACCATCAAATTCAATTGAGTAGCCTTCTTCTAAAGCAAGTTGTGTATAGTGTAAACTGCCATTTGGAAGTAGCCATTTATCTAGTGGATTGTATCCATACGGTTCAGATATACGCTGTACTGCTCCAACATTAAATGAAAGCTTATCACCTATTTTTTGTCTAAACCTTTCTGACGACTCAAAGTATTGAATATCTGCAAGTCCATCCTGTACGTACTCTACTTTAGCTATCCATCGATTAGCTACATATCGCAAAAAGTAGTCTTGATTGAAAAATACAGTCCCTTGCTGTCTTGTTAAGTCTGCCTCAAATAGAAATTCAAATCCATTGATCTTACCAATAGTAGCAGCATCTCCATACGATTTCTCAGTGCCATCATAGAAAACATTAGCTCTATTCTCATAACCAAATCTAGCTATCTTTCTCACTCCTAAAGCTATTGAATAATCGAAAGGAGTCTTTTCGGTAAAGGTTTCTAATCCATCTGTAACAGAGAATACATCTACATCTGATATAGAATTACCACCAGTTACGGCACCATAAAATGTAGAGTACTTAACTAGTTTTTTTAAGTTTTTAGAAAAGTTAGAAGACTCTTTCTGACTTAATAGAACTGTCGGTATTAGTAAGAATACTAGTAATAGCTGTTTCATTGTTTGATAATTCTTTTAGTGAATCTTTTTCCTTCGTGAATCAGTGTTAGAAGATACACACCGTTTTCATATGTACCCAGTTCTAAGCGATTATCATGGCCTGCTAAGATTAGTTTACCCATCATGTCTCTTAACTCATACTCAAAGGATAAGTGTGTTTCAATATTCACTGTATTGTCTGTTGGGTTTGGATATACAATAATTCCATTTATATCCATCTCATCAAGACCCACAGATGGCCAGCCATCAGCACAATAATCATACATGGCTTGACACGAAGCATCCCACTCGTTTTCGCAACAATAAACATCCACATCTATGACCCAAGCGTAGCATCCATCATTCAACCAGTATGGATTACCAGGTCCACCAACGCATCCTGCATCATACAAACAAGCTGATGAATCGGACACATTTGCTAATGGATCATAATTATATGCATTTGGATCTGTACACCCAGTTAATGGGAGTATACAAGTACCATTATCTGTATTTGCTAATGGATCAAAGTTTAGAGCGGTAGAGTCTATACATCCAAAAATTATCGGAACACAAGATCCGTTGTCTGTATTTGCTAAAGGATCATAATTAAATGATGTAGGATCCATACAACCATATACTACTGGAATACAAGACCCATCGTCTGTGTTAGCGTTTGGATCATAGTTAAATGAAGTTGGATCAGTACATCCATATATTGGATAGATACATGTCCCATTATCTACATTTGCATTTGGGTCATAGTTTAGAGATGTTGAGTCGGTACATCCAAAATATATACAAGATCCATCATCAATGTTTGCAAGTGGATTATAGTTGAATGAAGCTGGATCCATGCATCCATATACTGTTGCAATACATGAACCATCGTCCACGTTTGCATTTGGGTTATAGTTGAAAGCTAAGTCGTTTGTGCATCCTTGAATTACTGGAATGCATGATCCGTCATCAGTATTGGCTAAGGGGTTGTAGTTAAATGATGTAGAATCCATACATCCAAACACTTTAGGTTCACAAAAATCTCCACAAAAGGGTAGTGCTGTGTAAGTGTTCCAAGTAGGAGATTCAAATGGTTGTAAAGCTCCTTGACCATTATTTGCAAATGGATTAACACCTTCCTCTAATAA